CGAATTAAATAATCTTTCTAAGCCAAAACTACCAACAACTTATTTAGATGCCTTAAAAGAGTTAGTAATTAGGGAGAAGGAAAACCAAAAATTATTAACTGAAACTATTGAGCAAAAACAAATAATTGAAGAGCAGAAGCCAAAGGTTGAATTTTATGACCAAGTTGCTGATACTACTACCTCATTTGATATGCAAGAAGTTTCAGCAATGCTTAAATTGAATTATGGAAGAAATGTTTTATTTAGAAAATTAAGAGATGCAAAAATCTTAATGAATGATAATTTGCCATATCGAGGAGTATTGGATAGCGGATATTTTATTGTAGTAGAGACTAAATGGTTAAACCCAAGAACAGACCAATCTACGGCTACCTTTCAAACGAGAATCACTCAAAAAGGATTAGAGTGGCTTCAAAAGAATAAAGAACGATTACATTTATAATAATTTGGGGCAGAATAAGTACTGCCCCAAATGTTTTACCTAAACCTTTGATTCTTTACTTCAATCTGAGTATTTAGGTTCTTATAAAATACCCTTACCCCTCCTTTATCCATATAAACTACTGGTGTCATTTTCTTAGAAACTTCCTTCGCTAATCCCCTTATTTCTGAGCTTAGTTTATCAAAATTCCCAATACCATTAGCCTGCATTTTTTGAATTACATAAGGATTAATTTGAGGCATTGTCTGATTGATTACTCCTAATTTGAATGTCTCAATTACTTCTTGTCTTGTTGGTCTTTTGCCAAATACTGTTTCCATTTGAGACATATCTGCTTTAGAGAATACTGCCTCTTGTGGGTGTAATATGGCAGTCCAACCGCCTTTATTATCTACTACCCTTTGCCCTGCTAATGATACCGAAGTATTATCAGTTCCTTTTTCAAATTGAATGTTACCATCAGTAACTACTGGCGTTTGATTGTCTAATATATTTTTTTGTAGTAACTGAGCCATAAATGGGTTTACAGCATTTGCAATATTTGATAATATAATAGCAAATGCTGCTTCAATATCTTTTATTGTACCTCTTGCTGTAAAAGGATTTTTCCAAGCGGCTGCTTTTGCCTCTGCTTGTGCTAATTCTGCTTGTGCCAATGCTAATCTCCTATTTTCTTCAAATATTTGAGAATTGTAAGAAAGTATCGTCTCTCTTTTCTTATTCTCTAAATCAAGAATTATTGCATTTGAAGTAGCAGTTATTCCTTGAAGTTTAGTAGCTGCATCTTCATTTATCTTAACAATAGCATCGGCGGCTCTTTGCTCCTCAAAAATTTTTGCATCATAATAAAAGGTTTTAAGATATGCTAATTCATCATCTCTGTCTTTTTTTATAATATCTTTTAAATCTCCGCTTCTTTGTTTTTGAATCTTATTTAATTCATCAAGTTTATCGTCATAATCTTGTTGAGATATTAGGTTGTTAGCTAATTGTGTATCAAGACCTTTTTTTTCTCTTTGATAGTAATCATTAGTTTTTATTTCTAAGTCTGCATAAAATTTAGTTCTAAAATCAACTAATTTAGTAGAATACTCTTCTTGAATCCTTCCAGATTCTTTTAAGTATTCATCAAGAGTTATTTTGCCCTCTTGATACTTTTGTTTTAAAGTTCCAAGCTCTGAGTCTCTTCCTTGTTTTATAATATTCTCTTGCTCAATTCTTGCGTTACTCCATATAGATAGTTGGTCTTTAAATGCCTCATCTGTATACCTTACTGTTCCATCTAATATATCTCCATATTTATCTTTTATTAGATTTCCTTGTGCATCGTAAAAGTCACTTAGCCTTGACAAATTGGCACTTAATGCACTATTTACTGCTTGAATTTGCTTATCAGTCTCATCTTTTACAATTTGAGTTTGCTGAGAGTATTTATCCTTATATACATCAATAGTTTTATCAAGTAAATCTACTGTATTGTCTCTTTGCCATTCTAACTTTTGGATAACAGTATCAGCAGTAGATAATACCTTCCTATATGCCATCTCTTGCTCCTTTGTTAATCCATCATTTGCCTTTCCAATTACAGTTAAAGTATTAGTTACCATATTTTTTATAGTTTCTAATCCATTTAAAGAGTATCCCTGTATTAGTTTAGCACTAAACTCACTTTTTTCATTAGATATTCTAACTAATGATTCAAATTCTGCTGCATAAGCATCTGCTAAATCTCTTTCTTTTATTAACTGTTGTGCCTTATCAAAATATTCTTCAAGCAAAGATAATTGCTTGTCAAGATTGTCTTTACTCATTTTTAATCTATAATCCAAGTCATCTTCATAAGCCTTTAAGTCTGCTTGCCTTTTTTTAACAACAAATTCTTGGAAAATCTTATTCGACTCTTCATATGACTTGTTTACCAAGAGCATATTTTCTACTATACTCTTTTTTATGCCTTCAAAAACTTTTTGTGCAACTGATAATAGAGTTGTATAGGCTAATAGTTGGACTTGATTTGTGGCTTCTACTGATTTTGTTACTGCATCGTCAGCCTCTTTTTGTGCCTTAGCCCCCTCTTTTGTTAGTAGCTGACCCTTAGATATAATATCTGCTAAGTGTTCTTTCTTTTTTATTAAATCCTCATTAGCTATTTTGGATTTATTTATTGCGTCATTAAAGTTAAATACCTCTTTCGTTTCATCAGCTATTCCACTTATTAAAGCTAAAATGCTATCATACCTTTTAGCTTCTACTTGTGCTAAATCTTTTTCGTGTTCAATTTGTTCGAGTGTTATTTTATTTCTAAACTCACTCTTTTCGTTTATATCATCGGTATCTTTCTTTATTTTCTTAGCCGCTTCTCCTCTTAAGTTTTCGGCAGTCTTTAATTGTTCGAGCCTCAATTTTATGGTAGAAATCTCCTTTTCCTCTAAAATGATATTTCGCATTACTTCTACTCTCTTTTGAGCGTTACTCATATTTGATTTTAATATAGACTCCATTTCGAGTTTATATTTATCTTCAATAGCTTTTTGTTGCTCTTTTAGTGATTCTTTCTCGTTTATTGAGTTTATGGCTCTAAATGTAGAGCGAATGTCATTAATCTCTTTTAGGGTGATTGATTCTATTCTTAATTGCTCTTCTGCCTCTTCTTTGTTCCATTTTCTCGATAACTCTGCACTCTTTAATCTGTAATTATTATCCAATTTGGTTAATTCTGCGTCTTTTTGCTTTTTAGAGCCAATAGCATTTTGAATACGCTCCTTGTCGTATGCTAATTCTATATCCAATATAGCTTGCTCTGTTTGTCTTGTTTTTTGAAGAGATTTTACATATTCCAACTCGTCAATTAAATCCTTTTGCTTAATAGTTTCTTCTTGATACTTTAAAGCCTTTTCTTTACCATCTTTGCCTTTATCTTCTGCGGCCTTCCCTGCATTTTTACCATCCTTATCATATTCAAACTTCAATTTTTCAGTTAAGTTTTGCTGTATTAAGTATGCTTTATCTATTTCAGCTTGAAAATTTGAAATCCATCTTTTCCTTGCATTTATAGCCGTTTCTATATCTTTTGCTTCCGACTGATATACTTGAGATGTTCCATCTTCTCCAAAAATCACTCTACTTTCTTTTGATGCCTTTGCTAACTTTCCTTCTAATTCTATTAATTCTTTAGTATTATTAGTCAGTTTTTCACGATTAATATTAGTTCTAATTTCTATATCAAGTAGCTTCATTCTTATTGCAAAATCTCCATTTACATCTTGCATTATCTTTCTTAATCTCTTCTCAGCATCAGCTAAATCGTCAACTCCTTTCATTACTTCTGGAAACTCTTTTTTAAGTTGAGCTAATTTTTGATTTCTATAATCAACAGCTCTATTTCCGTCTATATTTTCATTTTTAAGTATCTTTTCTGCTTCTGCTAAAGACTTAACACCATTCAACAGTTCTGGGTACTTTTTTCTTAGATTTTCTAATCTATTATTTTGCTCATCAAGAGGAATATTGGCCTCTAATACCGAATTTGCTAAACTATTGAATCTAATTTGGCTTTCACGTAATGGTGCAATGCCATTTCTAATAGATTCGTTCATTTTATCTTGAACCATAGAAGCCTCTTTTGATATAGAGCTATATAATTCATAAGCTATATATGCACCAGTCATTGCAAGTCCTATAACACCTAAAGCTCTATTAAATGAAGTAGCGGCGGCAGCGGCAGCAGTTTCTGATGCAGTAAGTACATTGTAAGAACCAGTTAATGTTCTATTGATTAATATAGCCTCTCCTTTTACAATATTATTTCTTTGCTCACTTGACGTTGCAAGTGTTACTACTGCATTATAGGCAGTCTTTGTTGCAGACAGTGTAGCCATTAATGCTGCATAAGCCCTTGTTAATAAAGATACCTCTCCTAATACAACTTTATATGCAAAAAATGTAGTAGCTAATTGTTTAACTGCCGATATAGTTGCAGCGGACGCTTTTTCAGTACCAAAAAAAGCATTCAATGTAGAAGTTAAAAAATCAGTAGCCCTTTTTGCTGATTCATTAAATTGATTTCCAATATTAGATAAAGCAAAAAATGTAGACTCTTTTAATTTGTCTATACTTCCTGCAACAGTAGCCATTCTTGCCTGCATACCGCCAGCAAATACACCACCAGCCTCTCCAGCAGATAATAGTGCAATTTTAAAATCATCAAAACTAACCTTCCCGTCAGAAATCCTTTTTTGGACATCAGCTACATTTAAAGATAATTTTGGAAATCTTTGATTTAAGGAATCTGTTAAAACTGCTAATAAAGGGAATCCTGTTTCAGTAATTTGGCGAACCTCCGTGCCCATTAATCTACCTGTCGCTTGAACTTGTGAGAACGCATAAATTAAGCGTCCTAAGCGATTTTCTCCACCTAATGCTGCTGCCGAATTACCAAGCGATTCAAGAATTTGAGGAATCTCTGTTCCGATTGTTTTAGAAGATGCCCCTGCTGCCTTAAATGAACCAACAAGGGTATTTGTAGCACCAATAACTTCTTCAAAGTTTAGAGGAGTTTGTACTGTAAATTGCTTTAAATCAGCAACTAATTTACTTCCATACGCTCCTCCAAGTAAGTTTTTCATGGAAAGTTCAAACGCTTGAACCTTTGATTGAGCATCAATCATTTGCTCTGCAAAAGAACCCAAAGAATATGCTCCAAATAGGGTGATTAATTCGGAGCGTATTTTTGTTAAGGAATTAAGGGAAGAAAATAAGCCATTATTTGCTTGTTGAGCAGTTCTTGTTTCAAGAGATTTTTTTCTTAATTCAGCATTATATAGGCTAATATCCCTTACCTGTTGATTGTAGCTTGCCTTACTTGCTGCGTCAGTAATTCTTATGGCATCAAGTTCAGCTTGCGTTTCTGCTTTAATATTGGCAAGCTTATTTAACCTTCTCCGCTCACTTCTTCCATCACGCTCATCTTCTGCAACTTTTTCTGCTGCCAATATGGAACGTATTTCAGCTTTTTGAATTTCAGCAGCTACTCTTGCAGCAGAAGCAACAGCAGTAACATTTAATTTAAGCTCCTTCATTTGCTCACTGAGCTTCAAAAGGTCTGCTAAATCTACTTGGGTATTTAACCTAATATTATCCCTTAAATCCATTTCTTATTGTTTTTCTAATGCTTTGTTGTGTGCTTCTATTTCCTCGTTTACTAATTCTGCAAAGTTGAGATAATCGAGAATACTTTGGTGTTCGATTTCTTTTTGACTAAGTTTAATATACTTCGATATGTTCTTACACGATTCGATGAACCGCCTCCAAACCTTAGCGTTTCCAACAACTTTTTCGCTTTCAAAATGTCGAATGTCAGTAGGTCTTGGTCTGACTTGTACTGATTTATCTCCTCTTGGCTCATCGTTTCTTTTGCCCAATATGGAGTAAAATCCATTAATTGTCTCAACCAATCCATTGAACTTAGTGATGAAAGTTTCCAAAAAAAAACCGTAAATTCGTGTCCATTGGGTGCTTCCATTGCAGCTTGGAATATCTTCATCTTCTCAGAGTTATGCTCTAAATCAACTGTGTATGGATTCTCATTTGCTGTTAGAATTGCTAATGAGCAAGCCTCTAACATTGCTCCTACGTAGTTGAAGTTTCTCTTATGTTCTTCATACACTCTTAGGGTAACTAATGCTTCGTCAAGTTTAGCAGATACTAAACGTGCATCATCTGCCGATTGGCGAGTTTCTTCTAATTTTTCAATAACTTCGTTAATATAATCACTTGAAACCTCTTTCGACATTCCAATTTCTTGCCAAAAACGAATATTCTCTTGGTATTGTAAAAATCTTTCAGCAGCCAACATTGTCAATCCTTTGGCAAAAATGTAAAATTTAATGCCATTGATTTCAAACATTGGTTCTCTATTAATAATACCTTTCTCTAATGCTTCTGAGAAGTCTAAGCAAGGTGTATTATATCTTTCAATTAGTGTCATAAAATGTTTATAAAGTATTTATAGTTCTATTAAATCGCTGTAATTTATTCTTAAATTCAAGGAAAATTCAAAAGCATAACCTTGAAATGGTCTATCAGCATTTTGTTCAAAATATCTATTGTAAATTTCTTGGCTACCAAATGATAAGTCAAGCGGAAGCCAATCATACTCGTCGAATGATTCTATTAATCTTGCAAGGTTTTCGTACTCATCAGTAATCGCCACCATTCTTGTATTTATAGGTATTGACTTTGATTTATCAATCGTTACATTCCCTTCAATTAAAAAGAATATGAGAGTGCCATCTGAATAAGATATTGGATTGATTCTAAAATCATTTATCCTACGTAATATACGCTCACCTCTACTCTCTGTTAATTCTACAAAGCCTTCAATGAATAGTCTTTTATTACAAAACTTTTCACTTATAGCTTCTTTTAGTTCGTTTATCTTTATCATTATAATATCGCTACTTGTTTAAATCGTGCCATCACTCTCGTAAATTGTGATGGGCTTAATTGAAAACCAATTCCAGTATTTTGTTCTTGTATTTGTGCTAATTCCGCATAGGTTAATCTATTTTTAGAGCCAGCTACGCTATAATTTGTAAATTCAAGTGTTCTTGAAAATACTAAATTCTTTTTATTAATAGATTGCGTCTTTTTGATGATGAAATTTCTATGTAAATTCCCAGACATATATAAGTTATGAGTACCAATAGGTAAAGCACCTCCCTTATAGTTTCTTCGAGCCTTTGCTTGTCTTTGAGAATATCTGCCCTCTAATGGGAATGAATTTGAAACTCTATAAGAGCCATCAGTTAATTGTCCGAGCTTTACCCTCCTTAATATCGTGTCTCTTGCCAATTCTGTGGCACTTTCAACCGCTACTTGGTAATCTTCTGCTCTTTTTTCGAGTTGAGCAATGAGTCTATCAATACCCCTTATATCTATCGTAAACATTATTCTGGAATATCATATTTTGGATAAATTCTAATAGTAACCTCAGTAGACACTCCAGTCTTGAATGGAATGTATCCAGTTTTATTTTCGGGTATATCAATTTTCTTACACATAGACCCGTCTAAATAAAGTTCAACTGAAATATCTCCCATACACCATCTATTATTACAAATAGTAAAGGTGTATCTCTCATTATCATTTACCGAGATATTTTCATTGGTTAATTCAAAGTTTGTTTCAAAAACTTTTTTACCAAGACTATCAGTCAATTTAAACATTTTTTATCAACTTTTTAGTTTAAATATACATAAAAAAGATAAGAAAAACAAGTTTGATTTGTCCTACATAAAGATAAGCTCTGCAATAATTTACATATAATACTTGTAATAAATAAATATATTGCTTATATTTGCATTATTAAACAATATTATATGGAAAATAAGGTAACATTATTAGGTTTTTACGGTTCAGATGAGGTAATTAGTTGCTCGGCTTGGACTTCTACAAGTAGAGATTTAACTGAAGAAAAGAGACAGCGTATTCCTAAATTAATTAATGACTTATGGAACAATGGGCATGAAACACCTTTTGAGAAGGCTATTGTTCATTTTTTAGTAGACTGCGATATTGCATCACACATTCACTTATTAAAGCATAGAATATCCTCATTAAATGCAGAATCTGCAAGATATAAGGAGTTAAAGGAGGATAAATTTTATTTACCAGAAGATTGGAGTGGCATTAGGGTTAAAGAGTCAATTCCATATTATCATGGATTTTTTACATTAGGTAAAGATGAATCAGAGGTGAATGCTGATAAATGGCTTGAAGTATTAGAGGTATATACTGATTTGGGAAATAAATTATATCATCAATGTTTAGAAGAACTTACACCAGTGTTAGGCAGAAAGCGTGCTAAGGAGTCTGCTCGTTTCTTTAAGACTTATAATTCTCAGATTCAAGCAGATGTAATGTTTAATATGAGAAGTTTTGCTAATTTTCTTAAACTAAGAAATTCGCCTCATGCACAGTTAGAAATTCATGAGATTGCTCAAAATATGCTTGAATTGGTAAAAAATATCGAAGGCAATCCTTTTGAGTATACACTAAAAGCAATGGGTTATTAAGTGCAAGTTAAACGTAGCTTGCACTCTGAGGAATGAATGAATTTACGCCATCACAAGACCAACAGATTGAATCATTAAGCAGGTCTGAAATGTTTGTGATGGCTAAATTTAATCGCTTATAATATTGTTCTTTTAGTTCTGGCAGTGTGGATTCTCTAATCTCTTGAAAATTAGATGATGTGTACCATCCTCTAACGTTTGAGTTTAGCTTCTCATTAAGAATATCAATCCCTAATTTGTACTTTACAGCTTCTCCAAAAAACTCCTTGTATTCGCATAAAATAGCTTCAAGATTGCATCTAATTGCACCGTTAATACAAAATAGCTTATCAAAAGTTATATCTTCTCCTTCGTCAATATAATCAATTTGGCAACCTTCGGTAAAATCAAGTCTTCCATAATTTGTCTCACAATCGCACGCTAAATGACAGTTGCTACTATATTCATTGCAAGAAACCTCCATTAATGCTGAGTCAATATTTGTAATTCCTACGAATATCTCAGTAGTTTGTAAAGATGAGAAAGTTTTATCAATCTTTATCGAGTTCCTGCCTCTATTTAAGATAAATTCTTCCGAATACAAAAGCTCTGCACTAATCAAATCGAATACTTCTATTCTAATGTCTCCAAATTTGTGTGCATATAAGTCTATTGCCTTTAATTGATATTCGGTGAATTGGTGATATGGGAGTTCGATTTTGTATCCAACCCTTTCAAAATTTGTATTGAGTTCAGTGCTTTTTTTACCAGAAAATGGTTTGGACTCAGACACAATATGTTTGAAACTCTTTCTTTTTAAGAGTTCAATTTCTAAGTCTTTTAAAAAGTTTTTATACGAAGAAGTTCTTAGTTGATTAAAATAATCACTAAATTTTTGTTGTTCGTCTTCTTTTAGATTTTGCACTAAGTTAGCAGACACACCCATAATATCATCTACCATGAGTTCGCCTTGACTTCCACACAATCTTATACCTACTTCAATACACATCTTGTTTTTATTAAAATTTTCCTAATGGGCATGGAGATTCACTCCATAGTTTTGCTTCTAAAATACATCCACATCCGTTTTCACCATCATGCGTTTTTGTGGGGTCACAATAACCAATACCAAAAAGAGAAGAGTGTAAAGGGCAATCTTTATTACATACTTTTTTCTTCTCCTTATATTCAGTACAATGTTCCTCGTGAAAGAATCCTAATTTATAGAAAAATAGGTTCTTGTATCCAGTATATATTTCGTTTATTTGCCCCCACATTTTGAACATCCAGTTGGTTTTCTTGCAATCAAAGTTGGCTTATTTATCGTAAGTTTGGGTGGCATTTTTGGTGTTACTACCTTTATCATAATCTTATCTATTTATTTTTCAAATAACCTTAAAATCTCAATGTGTCGTCCATCTTCAATATGTTGGCGAGTTAATTTTATATTATCTTTTTTTAGATATTCTCTTAAAGAGTTAGACCTCCATACATAATCGAATACCTCTAATACTTTCGTTCTGTAAGGAAATGCAATTTCTCCATCAATAGTCCTTTTCTTAGCTAAAAAGCCTCCACTATGAGCTTGGAAAAATAACTCTACATATTTAGTATCCTTATTAAATCTAATCGTTGTGGCACAGCAAGAATCACTTATCGTAGCAATCTTATTGCCATCTTGTTCTACATAAATTATTTTATCTGAAACGTATCTAAACGTAATCATGCTACACAAGTTTTTTCTAATTCTACTCCACCCACAAAAATTCTTACATCATTTGTACCAGTATATGTAATTACAGGTTTTCCTGCAACTAATGAGGCCACAAAAGCATCTTCTTCAACAGAATCAAGTTCAGCCAAAAAAGCTGCATTGATTACTCCATCTTTCTTCGCTGGGTTATTAAAGATAATCTTTTTCCCATCGTAAAACATTTCTATCATTGTACTATTATTTAATATCCATGAACAGTTCTTATATTCTAATGTCCAAGTGCAGTTTAAGTTAGGAATTATAGGATTTTGTGGCAAAGGAACTCCGCAAGCCTCATTTAGGTACTTATACCCATATTCGCAATTAGGTGTAATCCAAAAATTAAGACCGCAATACTCTTGGCAATCATTGGATTTAATTTGAATAGGTTGCTTGTTAGAGTCTTTAAAAGTTATTTGTGCTTGATAAGTTCCTTTTTGAAGATATTCACTTGGTTTCCAATTTATCATCGCAAGGTTGTCTTGAACTAATACTGTATATTTATACCTTCCGTGTCCCTTAACTAAAACCTCTGCATACACATATTCTTCATTATAATCAGATAGGTCTACAATCAATCCATCAGAACACCAATTAGCGGTTAATTCTTCTGTATCACAAAAATATATGTCACAATTTGTTTGCATTTGTCAATTTTACTCCTTATTTTTACATTAAATATACTAAGAAAAAACTTAAAAAGCAATGCTGAATAAAAGATTTATTCTAACCGAAGCAGAGATTACTTACTTAGGGCTAAAATTTGGAAATGTAGATAACCGTTATAGGTTATCAGAAGAACAGCAAGAAAGGCTTTTTGATTTTAGAGGGTTAAGGGATGATAACCCAAATGGCATAGTACAGGCTTGTATAAATATGGGTATTTCTCCAAAAGACTCAGACTTTATGTGGCTAAAAACAAAAGAAGCATCTGTGAGAGTGAAAAATCCATACTACCAAGCACCACAAGAGAAAGAGGTAGAAGATGTCTTAGAAGGGTTTTTAGAGCGATTTAAACAAAAGATAGAGCCAGTTGAGTTGCCAACAAAAGAAGTAGAGCAATATGGGTCTTTTGATAGATTAGTTTATACCGATACGCACGTAGCAATGACCCCAAATAAAGATGGTTTTAGTCTATATGGAGGCAAGTGGGACGAAGAAGAATTGATGCTTAGATTGAATCAAATGATTGCCCATGTTATTAGGTTTCAAGGCTCAGATACATTGTATATTGACGATTTAGGCGATTTCTTCGATGGGTTCGATGGGAAGACTGTGCGTAGAGAGCATGATTTGCCTCAGAATATGGATAATCAAAAAGCATTTGATGTAGGTTTTGAATTTAAACGCAGAATGATTGATAGTTTGTCACACTTTTATCCAAAAATTGTGACACATAGTGTATGTGAATCAAACCATTCTTCGTCATTTGATTATATAGTGAACTCTGCATTGAAAGTATATTGTGAAAAAGTTTATGGCGATAGCGTAGAGGTTTATAATCTCAGAAAATTCATCGAACACTATACTGTGAGTAAATATACTTTCATCTTAAGTCATGGAAAGGATTCGAAGAATTTAAAATTTGGCTTTAAGCCACAATTAGACCCAGTTCAAAAAGAGAAAATATCCAACTATATTGATATAAATGAGTTGTATTCTCCTTATACTGGAAAGATTGAGTTCTCTAAGGGGGATAGCCATATTTGGCTTTTTGATGGCTCATCGTCAGACCGTTTTAATTATTTCAATTACCCAGCCTTTTCTCCATCGTCCGAATGGGTTCAAACTAATTTTAAGCGAGGAGAAAGCGGTTGTATGTTTTTTAACTACCGAGAAGATGGTTATTCAATTCACCCTTTAATATTTGACTGGAAATGATTATAAAAAGTAATCCAATGAAAGATAATTGGCTATATAAGTTCTATATAGAAGAAAAGAAAAAACAAGAACAAAAAAAAGGCAAACAAAAGTTTGATTGATTACTTTAAGGTAGAAATTAATAACAACGAAGAAAAATGAATTTATTTTTAGATGACATAAGGAATCCATTAGATTGCGGATATACAATGAACCCAATATACAAAGATTTAGAGTGGAGTATTGTTAGGAGTTACGAAGAGTTTGTTGCTTTTATTGAGGAAAACGGATTGCCTGAGTTAATATCATTTGACCACTATTTGGCAGATTCACATTATATCCCAAAAAAATATTGGTACGACTATGATGCGAGTAATGCTTACCAAGAATGCATTACTCATAAAGAGAAAAATGGCAATGAATGTGCCAAGTGGTTAGTTGACTATTGCTTAAATAATGGACTACCATTGCCATCTTACCTTTGCCACTCTATGAATCCAGTAGGGAAGTATAATATATTAAATACATTAGAAAAATATTACAAATATAAGTTAGATTATGAAAGAACAATTTAAAATGGTTGGCGAATTTGCTGAGGCATTTGGAGTAGAAGAATCAATGTTTCCATCAGTCTTAACGACCGATGATTGTATATTAAGACACAATCTAATGCAAGAAGAGCTTGATGAATACTTAGATGCAGTTTATGATGAAAATTTAGTTGGAATAGCAGACGCATTGGTAGACCAAATGTATATTCTATTAGGAACTATAAGAAAGCATGGATTAGAAGATTTATTCGTTCCAATGTTTAATGAAGTGCATAGGTCTAATATGTCAAAGCTCGATGAAAATGGTAAGCCAGTTATTAATGGAGAAGGGGTTATAGATGTTAGAAAGCCTTTGGGGAAAGTATTGAAGTCAAATTTATATATTAAGCCAAATTTAGAGCAATTCTTTTAATATTTTATTATTGCGAAAAAAAACGACTAAGGCAAATACACTTTAGTCGTTTTTTTTATATTTTATTATTTCCAATCTTCTTATTTGTGGTCGTTGGAATAGTTTCTTCTCTTACCGAATAATAAATAAACTAAGTTCCTCTTGGGTTCTATCCTTGTTTTAGGTTACTTGCGACAGTTTCAACTTTTAAATCTTACAATAATGACAGGATTAAAAACGTATTAATCAACAAATAGTCTATGCAGTTTGACTGGGAATCTTAATGTATTTTGACCATACGTCAGGTATCATAAACCCGACAACATCAGCTTGGTCATCCGTAGAGTAATAATATATTGGCTTAACAATTTGTGTATAACCAGTAGATTCATCTAAGATAGTATCGCCATTATACACACAGTTTTTGTTTTTGTCAAAAAACAAGGGGACATTTAGATTTGATAATATTTTTTCTAAATTTTCTATCATTGCGACATGAAATTAGCGAAGCTCACGGTGTTAATTCTCCGTAGCTTCTATGATTTTTGGTTCTTGGTACTCAAATTTAACTTTCGACATGGTAGCACTTTCATATTCTACGAAATCTTTCCCATCTTGGCGGTCTTTGTCTCGTCCGACATCATAAATGAAAAGCACTTCAACTTTGAAAAGCTCCAACTTACGCATTAAGAAAAGGCAAACAACTTATAATCAATAAATTAACTTTAAATCCAACAATCTCAATGCTTTTGGTTGGAAAAATTGACTCCTCATATATCATTTTGCATAGTTTTTGCGTTCTATGTTTATACAAGAAAATTTGTATATGCAAAAATATTTGTATAAATTTATTTATATATATAAACTAAATGCTTTAACTTTGCAACCATAAAAAATGAGTTATGAATAATTTTCTTGAAGAATTAAAGAGATATTTTGAAAATAAGAGTTCAAAAGAAATCTCTGAAAACTTGGCGAAGTATGATGTAGAAATCAACAATATTGGCCCAACTGTTGAGGATTTTTTATCTAATTGCAATCAAATAGGTGCTTCATCGCAAGGTTATGCAAGTAAATCTTACTGCGAACAAAATTCGGTTAAGCACGGAATGAAGGAGTAGTTACTCTTCGTTCTCACTTGGCACATATCCTTCAATCTTTTCTGTTTCTCTTTTTGCCTTTAGCTTTTCTTCGGCTTGTTCCCAAGATTCAGCATAAAGGTCGGAAGCCCAAATTTCGCCAGCATACTCGTATGTGGTTAAGAATCTTTTTTCTGTCATTTTAACACTGTATTAAGATTTATAAATACATAAATATACAAAATAAATTCGAATAAATCAACCTAATATTGTGCCTACTCTTTCTGTCTCATAAACCTCGAATCTAAAAGAACTCCCAATTCCGCATGAGTTAGAGCATGAATCTAAATTAATAATTGATTCATCTTTAAAGTTTAGAGTACCAGTACCGATTGTATTCCCATACATATCTTCTTGGCCATTATCGTAAGAGCCTATTAATAATGCCTTACTTCCATTAATTTTAAATTCAGACTTAAATACAGATATTAAATCCAAATGCTGTTTTTGGCTCAATAATCCTGTTGAGAAATCCCTTTGAGTCCTTATGATAACATTAGATATAGAAATGTCTCCTGTGCTTAAAATCTTTTGCTCTTCTTCTGTTGGAAACTTCGGAGAAGATAGAGTCATCTTGATTCTATGTCTGTGGTAGATATTATCCTTATAGTATTCTACCACTTGCGTATTCTTTTCTGCTTTCTTAATCACGTTAAACTGGTTAGACATTGCCACAACAGTTCCATCTGTTTTTATAAATACGAGCCTATGACAGCCTAATGTGCAAAACGCAAAAGTCAATCCAACGTATTTTGAATAGTTTAAGCAGAATTTATCAGATAACAAGTAAACCTGCTCAGTGCCTGTTATTGTAGCAACTCTACCATTATATTGCCTATCAAAGTATAGACGAATGCCATATCCAAGCTCATCCACTCCTAAATCCATATATTCGATTAGACCCAATAATTCCTCATAACTTCCACCTTCAAATTCAAAAATCTCAGACTCATCGACGTATATACTAAATGAAGGAATATTATTCTTATCATTTATAGCTATATTAAGATAGGCTCTATTATCATTTGGTATATGATATAGGCAAGACTTAGAAGTAATGGCATTAATTTCAATCTCGCAATTGCAATTCTCGTCTAATATGCTCGATGTATTAGTTATAGTAGCTACTTTTAATTTATCACAGCCTAATGCAGACTTATTTACACTTAAAGACCATACTTCTCCAATAGGAATATTGATTGGTTTCAATTCCAATGGGTCATTAATATCTTTAGAAAATCCAAGCTGTTTTACTGCAAAATCAAACATAATGATAATTAAGAATAACGTTATAAGGTAGTGTGCAACTTATATAGTATAGTTTCATATTAATTCTAAAGCTCTAACAATTATTACTTCTGATTTATTTTGTGATATTGAATACTCAACAGATTTTACAAATCCTTTAATCTCTTTTCCGCAATAATCAAATGTGATAGCACCTTTTAATTTAGCAATATCAATCCCACAGGTATCTAATTCGATGTTATATACAAATTTACCTAAAATTGATTCACTTTCAATATCTTGGTTTTCGTCTACTGTTGCCCCCTCATTTATGCAACCACAAACTAATGAATCAGTAGATGAGAAGTTATAATTTCCGCTTCCGCCAACAAATTTAAGGTTAGATAGGATAAATTTTCTCCAACGATGTAAATTGCGTGTAGGAGTAATTCTTAAATTAATAGCCCTGTCATTTTGGTAAACATCTGCATTGATAAATTCATTCGTCTCCGCCACTCCATCTTTAACCATTATCCAATGAATTTCTTGCTTCTCCTTTTTCTTTCTAATTTGCTCAGAAATAATAGACGATGATGCACTCCAATCATTCAGTAAAGATAAAGAACTTGATGAGATAGTAAAAGTTGTTTGATAATCCCTTGTCGAATTATACTCCAAAGAGCCAAATTTTGATTCAGACTTCCAATTATTATAACCAACCTTTACGTCTGAATATAATAACTCAGTGTTCACCTCTCTCGTGATATCAGTCGGTTCTATTCTATAAGGTGATTGATATTTCAAGAAATCGCATCTTGCTATCACTCGAACACTGTTGCCAGATATATCAATCGAAGCTGGAAATTTATTATTAAGCTCCTCAAATAATTTAAGCAGGCTCACATTTATTGTGCTTACTACACCTTGCAGTCCATCATTATTAGTTAAATATCCATCAAAATCGCAATTATCAAAAATATATTCAACAAGAGATGATGTTTGATTAGTGGCATTTCTAATAATTGTAGAAAAAGCGTTTCTAACACTTATAGCCTTAACCGTTTTCCATTCAATAGTTGAATCGCCACATCTCTGCACACTCAAACCTACTGAGCCTGCATCATAAGCAAATTGAAATAATGATGTCGATAAAGAGCTAACTATATATAAGGAAGCAGTATCTGTATTATCAACTGAAACTTGTTGGTTAATAGTGATTGTCTGCTCAGTTAATACTGGCGTAATTGGATAATCGTCGATTAAATATTCAGTCGCACCAACTTTAAGATATACATTAAAAGTGCCAGAATCTAATGCACTCACACTAACTTTAATTGAGCCTTGAATATTTATACAGTCTGATATATTAAACGTAACAAACTGTTTTTGTTCATTATATTGTACGTTATTAGCAACTCCACTATCAAAAGCATTTTCTCCAACAGTTAGTGGGATATAGTGATTTAAGCTAATGCTTGAGCCACTGAAAATTGCGTCTTGCACTGAGAAGTTTACCTGACTTGGCAAATCACGTATAGGAACTTGTATGTTCTCAGTTAATTGCAATGGGTACTGAACCTTCTCTCTGCTTGCCAATAATGAGCCACCTCCTTTCGGAGCGAATGAGCATTGAACATAGCAACAGTCAATTTCTGCATAATCAGCAAAATCAATTAACAATTCAACCCTTTGGCCAGTCTCCTCGTTTATGATTTCAACAGGAATTATAGCTGAAAATCCTTGCCTTTCAAATTCTTTCTTAATGTATGCGGAGGCTAATTCATCTCGAACTGTTACCTTGGTTCCACCTTCTGTTCCAAAGCCAAAACCATCTTCATTCCAATAACCCCAATAGGTTTCCTTTAGGTCTTTTTGAACCTTAATAGAGTCAAAGCCATCTATATTGCCCTCCTCTACCTCAAAATTAGCTATATATATACGATATGCCATACACAAATATAACGAAAAAAAATTATAAATAAAAATTAGCAATAGTTTGCATTTGTAAATTAAATATCATAGATTTGTGGAAAAAAAAGCAAATGATATTAGACAAGTATAGGGAAAGAGTAAATTTACTAACCGAGTTCTTAGAGGATAGTATTCAGTGGGGCAGAACCAATGAAATATTAATGGGAATGTCAACCAAAGAGATGGATATTACTGATGCTAATTTGATTAAAGAAATTGGCGAATGCTTCTTAGCAAAGAAAGACATTTTAAGGGTAGAAAAAGGGCTTGTAGGCTTAATAAATGCCTTAGAGAATGGAAACGATTCGCAAGACTTTTATAGCTCGTTAGAGGAAAGATTTTTCAATCCATTTACTTGCTCTCCTATATGTATTTTATATGCGAGTGGACAATATTTAATAGAGAAATCTTATGAATGCGAATCTTTAAAGAAGCAGGCTGCCTCACAAACTATGGGTGTAGAAATAGAGATTCAAGAAGATTTTTTAGGAAAGATAGAAGTTATTAATGAGTATGAAAAATACTTATCTTCTATGGATAATGTACTACAAATGGTTATAGAGCAACAAGATGTAATTGATATTTTATTATACTTAAAACAAAATATATTATGATGGATAAGAGACAAGCGAAGCAATATAGAGATTCGCTAATCGAAGAGCATAGTGGCATCGAGAAAGAAGCTGATATTTATGACATCACAGTTCAAGAAGCTGTGCTTATTGGGCAAATTAAAGCAATTTCTCACTTGATTGGAGATGGTTTTTATGACCCAATCAAGAAAAAGATGAGCAAATTGACTGCTGATGAATAAAATAAAGAGGCGTTTACTGAAATCTTAGTAAACGCCTCTTTTATTTTATTCTAATAACATTGCATCTCTTGAGCCTAATTCTTTTTCTACAAAATATTTATTATTCCTAACAAAGCTGTTTGCGTCAGTAAGCAGGTCTAAATATCTTGAACAGTCGCTATAATGGGATATATTTTGTCTAATAGCATCATTTTTATCTATATTACCATATTCATCACTCCTAACAGCTATAAAGTCTTCTATTAGCTTTTTACATCTTGAATCTATCTTATAATTAGAGCCATACATTAATAAGCACCAATTCGTTATTGCACCATTACTCCTCTGCCTTAACTTAATCCTCTTAGGAAAGTATAGAGAATAACACCCAGCATCTTCCATATAATTCCTAATCTCTGCAAACTTACTCCATTCGTCTGAGCCACCAGCAGAGTCTCCATAAATTATATAATCTCTATCAACTCCAAATTCTGCTATTACTTCTTGAACTATCTGTCTAAGCCCTCTTTTAGCGTACTCCCTTACACGAGTATTTCCTGCTGTGCTATCTTTAAAATATTTTAAAAGTTGTTCATCACTTCCTATTTCATAATCTTCAAAGTGTTGACCCATTACGCACATATCAAACTTTCCAAAGTCAAAGGATAAATATATTGGATAATTATCAAAGATAGGCACATCATTGTGTACGTGAATGCCATGATTAAATTGTAGGTAAAATGGGTTCTCTACTGGCATACTTCCCCATATACCATGCCTTACAATATTATACTGGTTCATATCAATTAATCGAAATGTTTCCAGCGTGTCATAGTCATTTTGAGTAGCAAATTTATTATCTTCAATAGTATATTTTACCTTACTCGACCTGCCATATAATGATACTTTAATATCCTCTTCTTTTTCTGGCTCATCAAAGAATATCCTTTTTAACCAATGCCTATCTGATACTGGGTTAAACATTAAAATAAATCTAATGTCATCACTGCCACGATAAGAAGAATATAGCATCAAAAAATCCTCTAATGATACTTGGTCAACCTCATCAATGACTACATAGGTTATATTGGCTATACCTTTAGATTTTCCTCCTTCACAGAAATCAAGATAAAGAGTATTTCCTTTTGGAAATAATATTCTGCGTGATTGGTTACTAAAGTTAAATGTAAGATATTTATCTATACCACAAGATTTAGCGAAAGAAACTAATGGGTCATATACCTTTACTCTTAATACTGATGATTCATTTCTATACCAAACTGCATTAGCACCAGTATTCCACATTTGTTTAAATAACCACTGTTGAACAGAATATGTCTTAGAAGAATTTCTTCCCCCATAAAGAACTACTATTGGCTTTTTAGGATTTTTAGTTAATTCTATTAAATCGTAATAGGCCTTATTTAATTGACTTGGATTAAACATAAATTATCTCCTTCTTACCCTCCACATTCCAGACGTTACTCCTGTTGTAGCAGAGGTAAATCCTACTATAATTTGAGTTGATGTTATATCTACTAAATATGGACTTCTTATTGCACAATCAATATTTGCAGATGAAAATAGTACCTCAGATGGTATTGGTGTATAACTTAAACCATGAGTTATGCCATACTGTGTTAATCCAGAACCAGCAAAGAATTGCCCATTATTTTCAGTAACACACCCGATATTTTCATTAACCTTAGCTAATGAGACATTCATTGCTGCAATAGTTGTGCTATTAACAAATATGTTATCTTTTATAATAACGGCACTATCATTTGCTCCACTTGTATTATAAATTGGTGCTACACCAAATCCAGTCTTCTGTGCAAATGAGTTTCCTATAATTTGAAGTCTACCATTCATGGTAAACCTAATACCATTTCTTGTGTAAAAAGAGAATGTATTGTTTGTTATATTTATTTGGTCTGCTGAAACTGCACCATCTATCAATATATTATCATAAGTGTTTCCACCCTCATAATGACCAGTAAATGAGTTATTTACAATGCTAATTTTATCTGAATAATTAGGAGAAGATGCAGATGCGTCTGATGTTATCCATAAGGCTGGATTTGCCCCAACAGAGCCTATATAGTTATTGCTAATATTTGCACCATCTTGGCTACCCAATTTTATTGAGTAGTTATTATAATCAATAGTACTTCCTTCAATATTTAACCAATCACAACCTATTACTTCTAATCCTTTATCCCAACCCATTATCTCGGTATCACGAATAACTAATCCAGCGTCATAAGGGCTTCCATTTCCTGCATATATAATTCCGTTTCCAACATATCCAGAGCCTCTGAATAAGCAAAGATTCACAAACGGAGAAACAGAGTCTTTGAAATATATACCGCTGCCACTATTTGTATTATAGAAAGTACACTTTTCTATAATAGCTTCTCTTGAACCAATAGACTTTATACCATATACGCCAGAATCGCAATCAAAAGAGCATTCTGATATTAATAATTCACTATAAGCAGTAACAGACTGAGTAGTGTTATGAAAAATTCCACTCTTGCCAATGAAATTAACATTTCTAACTGTTAATTTATTATTATGGTCTGTCTTATATAATGCACCATTAGTGTTAGATGACTTTATTGTTGAATTATTGCCATTGATAGTGATTTTCTTTCCACTCACATTCAAAGTAGATACACTGTAAGTTTTAGAGCTATTTAGTGATAAAACCCAACCACTTGGCAGTGCATCTATGGCTTTCTGAAGATTAGTAGTATCATTAGTAACGCCACCACCGACTAATCCAAACCAATCTGCATAAAATGTATCTTTAACAACACGCTTCCATCTGCCAGTAGTAAGCCCAGTTACCTGTATAATTGTACCACCATTTTCTGTCTCGGTAGATGTGTCGTCCCAATAAAATGAGCCACCGCCACCATCTCCAACATTAAAATAACCTAATACCTTTACAGTGGCATTAGAGCCACCTCTTCTTGTCTTTAATTCAGCTATATTATTTATTTTCATTTTCCTTTTAAATATTTAGGACTATTTGGAGACCACAATGCCTTGCAAGCCCAATATCTTGCAGTTGTTTTATCTTTTGCATTAGCACAATTATGTCTTGCCCTGAAGTTCTTTCGAGCTTCAGCAGAGTAGTTAGACTTATATCCATCTGCACCAAAGTGTATTAATTTTTCTACACCATTAGCACAAGCCTTAACCATTTTCTTTTTACCTTTTCTATCTGATGGTACAACTACATTGCACTTCATCTTTGATTTATCAGCCATAACTTAATCTTTTAATTGTTTTATTTTATTAGGCTTTTCCTTTTGCTCAATATACCAAGAAGATAGGCAAGGTTTTACAAAATATCTAACTTGACCACTTTCTTCCATACACTTGATAAACTTCTCAGCATCAATCCATTTTTGCTTAAAAGAGTCTCTTTCGTTTCTTAATTGTAGGGCATTTGATTGATGCATAGCATCATTAGCCTTTGATGCGTCAATAGTCTGCGTTAAATCGAATACTATCTTTTTGTAGTTTACAATTTGTGAACTGTAAAACTTTGTACTATCTTGCAATAAAGAAACTTTTTTATCTAAGCGATTTATTTCTTTCTGCATAGATGACTTAACGATAATTCTTGAAATAAAGAATACTCCCACGCAGGCAAGTATCGTAATAATATTTTGTGGATTTAGTAGTTTCATTTTATGTTAGTGCATTATAAAATATTTGTGCATAATCTGCTATCTGTTGTGCTTTATCTAATCCATTCACTACTTTGCGAGCATTTACAAAGTCAATCTTTTCCCCTAAAAAATCACTCATTTTTTTTCCTGTAAATAATCCAGTTTTCATTCCATACACCATAGCCCATGCAGATGGAATTGGTTGCAATAGAAGTTCTGGATTTTTAAAGAAATCCCAACCATGATTGTTAGCCTTAGTTAATTTCACATAATTCTCATACCATGTTACTTGCACGAAGCCTCTACCATAAAAAATATGAGGGGAATCTGTATAAGGCTTTCTATTCATCTTTAACTTTAATCCATAGTCATATTTCTTTCCCTTGCCAACCTCCTCTATTGGTTGCATTGTTTTCCATGTCTCGTGATATGGGGTAGCCAAACAATAGGCGGTTTCAGCCTTATTTAGATTAAATTCTTCACAAGTTTCTAAGATAACATTTATTCCATCAACTTGCTGTTGAGTCATTCTTGGGAATAATGGTCGTATTTTATCAAAAAAATCTTTCATAAAGTAATTCTAATTACAGAAGTATATCTGCCGTATGTTTTTATAGGATAAATTTTTCCATTTATATTAACACTTAATTCTTGCTTTGCATCTGCTTCGCAAAAACCATCATAAGCCAAAACTAATGCTTCATTTCCTTTTATCTTATAAGCTATCAATGGTGTTCTATTATGATAAGATTGTGTAGGTAAAGATTGGAATTTCCACTCGCTATTATGCTCAATAATGTCTTTATTTTGACTCATACACCATACTCCTGCCATAAGCCAATCTACACTCTTCATGTTTTGACTTGGATACTTTGAGCCAAATTCATCAAACTTATTTGGCAAACCATTACCATTTAAGTCTTTAGCTCCCCAACCCCAGTATTCTTTTTTATCAGTCCAATAATTAGGGTCGCTCCATAAATCTACTCCATCTCCTAATAAACTCCAAACTCCCACATTATAGGCTACGCTTGGGAATACTCTTGGTTTAACTTGTGATAGGTAACTTCCATCTTTTGAATCAACTCTAACCCACCCTAAGTCAAAGTTATTAATCAATTCTTGGTCAAACCAAAATGTAGATAAAACCTGCTTATTGTAGTATTTCTTATTTAAAAGTAGCTCAAACAGATAATGGTGAATCACTCCATCGTCAATCGGATAATTCATATATCCGCCAATTTGTGATATTTCTACATATTTTGAGTAAGAATCATCTACTGTTAAATATGAGCCATATTTATTTCTCAACTCATCAATAGAGCCATTAAAATTCAGTATATCAGAGAAATCTAATCCATATCCTTGAAATACAGGCTTTCCCATAGATACACCAGATACAGTCCATAAAGCCATTTTTGCTGTATGCTGATGATTAGCCCAATACTCTAAGCAGTTAATGATTTTATATTTATCCACCCTCCATCTATGACCAACATGTTCCCAATTAAGCATAATATATCCGCCATCTTTATTCGGATAATATACATTACTGATAAAAGATTGAAGTAAATCATTCGCATTAACCTTTCTACACCAATCATCAAACACTTCTTGAGATACACCATAAGCAGGTGGACAACCTAAGTCAGTAAGCCAACCATCAGATACAAAAACATATCCTTTACTTCCTTGAAGATTCTTTACATAAGATACACCTTTATTTAAGTAGTTATAAGTATTTCTCTCCCTTAATGGCGTAGGTTGAATTACTACAATCTTGTTTTTAGGTAGTGTAAAGTTTGGAAATCTAAGGTCAAAATCCATTAAATTACCATCAGAGGTGTAGTATCCTTTTGGCTTTAAGAAGTATATTCCTTCATCTTCCCATACATCTCTTCCTTTACTTGAATAATAAGATTGCTCCCATTGTGTATATTTGTAAAAACTTTCTTGATTGGCAACTATTGGTGCAAAATCATATCCATTCATATCTTGAATAGATGGTTTACTGTGCTTTACATAATTCCACCCAAGAGGTTCTAAAAAGTAAGTATTTTTATTGTATTGAACACTTGGAAATAAATCCTTCGGTGGTTCAATAGGAGGTATTGGCTCGATTGGAATAATTGGGTCAATAGGCTTAATTGGAGTGTTCCCATGAACATCATCATTTTGTTTGATAATAAACCTTGAAAACCCCTTAAATTTTAAGTCAAATGCTGACGAATTTTTCGCAAAAATACCATCTGATGTAAAAAATGTATGAGTACCTTGATAAACTTGTGCAGTAGAATCATTAACCATAAATACCGTAAAAACCTTACCAGTAGTATCTACAACGTAAGGTTTATTCTGTGCTATGGATAAGAATGGTAAAAATAATAATAGTATCTTTTTCATTTACTTCAATATTATGGCATTAAAGGTTAGATTATTTGTACCAACTGGCGGTGCAATATCATAATTTACCGTCACTTGTGTAGAGTTTACCGTAATATGTGAATAACCTTTTGCATCAGCAGAAGTATTTGTTATCACAACAGATGTAGGGGTGGTTCCAGCCCCATGATTAAATGAAAATGATAATGTTAATCCATTAGAAGAGAATGTAGCAGTTTTTTTAGCAGAATCCACTAAAAAGTCAAGATTTGTCTTTTGAGTTGGACTCATTAAACCTGCGTTAGTCCCAACTAACGGAATCGTAGCATCGGTTCCATTACTACTATTTACCGTACCATCTGTTGTTGATGGCGTATATGAAAGGTCGGTATTAGATAGACTATCAAGTTTAACCTTTTGAGTTGGACTCATTAAACCTGCATAAGAACCTACAAGTGGAATTATAGCATTAGTTCCTGCACTATTATTTATAGTTCCATTTATTGTTGATGCAGAATAGTTTAAATTCGGCTGAGATAATCCATTTAATTTAACCTTATCACTTGGACTCATTAATCCAGCCTTAGATAAATTAACTAATGGTATTACAGCATCATCTCCAACTGTTAATGTAACTGTACCTTTATCGGCAGCATCTTGATAGCCCAAATTAATAGGCGAAATCGACTCCGAATTTCCATCGCAGTCGATTATAATTGGTATCTTATTTTGGACTTTGCAAGCCATTAGTTCATATCAGAGTGAGAAACTTTCTTCCAAGCAGTTGAATCGTAAAAACAATAGGTATTTAGTGTTGTATTATATACCAACATACCGTTACTTGGCGATACTATTGCGTTAATTTGAGTTGTAGTCATCATTGGTGCAGGGATTGAACCTTTAGCCCCAAATACTTGAAAAGGAACAGTAGGCGTTCCGCCAACTCCAACATTACCATCTTTAAATTTTAATACTGTTGAATAGGTAATGGTATCAGTTGGAATAGCCTTAATGTAACCTAACACTAAAGATTGACCTGCATTAGTGCCATTATTCACAAAACTAAAATTATAGCTATCAAAGTTTAATGTATCCTTTTTGCTAAAAAGAGAGAATGTAGATGCTCTATTATACTGAATCTCTGATAAGGGTTTATTTTGTGGCTTTACATATAATTTCGCTCCAAGTGGATAGAAATTAACCTTACTTGGCACAGCTTTGTCAGTATTAAAAGTTTGTGCAGAAATTCCAAAAGAAATTAGTGAGAGTAATACTAATAAATATTTCATTGTTTTTTTTTGATTAAATATACTAAATGTTTTCGTCTTTTCCTAATTTTTCAAGCTCATCGAGCCTATTTTTAATTTCAGATACATCGTCTTTCATTTCAAGGTATCTGATGATTTTAATTATGTAATACACCGAAAATAATACGCCCATAAATATCCTTACGCCCTCTTCGGTAGTCCTGTGTAAGTCTATATTAAGGATAGCACCCTTAAAAAGAGTTATCGTAGCAATGAACGCAAAGAATGGCTCAAATATTCCAAACATAGACCTAATTGAGATTTCCATTTTTTGTTATATAAATCAAAGAATAAGAACAACGCTACTATCAAAACGTTAAGGTAGTCTGAATAACCCTTTTCGTATTGCCATAATCCTACTAAAATGCCAAAATTATAAGCAAACTTAGATAAGACTATATAAAATGCAAGTTTTAAAATATTTTGCTTTCTATTGTAAAGTATAAATAAAAGAGGAATTTCATTTAGTACAAAATATAAATTCCCCCTTATTTCTTTATCTATTAATATTATACTAAATATGTCCCTCGATAAGTCTATATCTAAACCAGTACCTTTATCAGTAAAAGACATGAATATAGTACTGAATAGCATTGCATAAGCTGCATACACTATTCTGTTATCCACGAGGCTCAGGTCTCGGCTCGCCATCTGCTAATGTATTTGGCTTTAATGGTTTAGTTGTCGGCTTTGGCTTTTTAACTTTCTTTTCCATCTTTTATTTCTTTTTGGGATAACTTATATGCGTATTTTATCAATCTCTTTAATCCTAACTCATAAAATCCACCAATAAATGCAGAAACTCCTATGATAGATATAGTTTGCTCGCCAATATAATTAGCTATCATTGGAGTGAAAAACATTCCGAATGTAAAAGCTAATATGTTGTTTCCGATAAATCTCAGTATCCAAGTAATAAAGCCAACCTTTTCTTGTATTGGGAACCATTTTGGATATAAATATCTTGCGATATAAATAAGTGTTTGCCCGAATACTGCAAACAATCCGTAATCAGAGTTTAATCCGTAAGTTGCAAATAAATCTAATATTGGCTTTAACCAAGCTGTCGCAAATATTGTCATTGCAACAAGTTGCTTTCCATCAATAATAAAGTCAGAGTTATCTACAAATGTTTTAAATACTTTTAAGAAAAATAGCTTCATGGTATATTACAAAGCCTCGCACCAAGTGTAAATCAGTACGAGGCTTTATTAGTTGTGTGGATTAATTAAGGAGCGACAATCTCTGTAATTGCATCAACCAATTTGCCGTAATAAATACCAGTTGTTGGATTCATGTTAGAGCAACCAAATGCAGGGCGAGTAAACACTTCGTAACGAGCATTAGCTTGAATATTAAATGATGGGTTAGTATCACAAGTTAATGTTGAGATGTGAGGAGTCTGAATAAACATATCCATTGGAAGTGTTAAGCTACCGTTACGGCAGTTACCAACCGTGATTGGCATTACACCTGCATCTCTATATCCTTTTACTTTTTCTACCATTTTACCAGTAGCACCCCAATAATACTCACGCTCATTGTTATAGCGTTGGTCTCCGTAAAGAGTCAACCAGAACATTGTAGCAACGTTATTCTCTAACAAGAAGAAAGAGCCATCACCATATTTTGCGTCGATTTGGTCATCTTGAACATAGTCTCCTAAGAAACCTAATGCACGTTGTAAAACTGCTGCTGTATTAGTTCCATTCAAGTCGATACCTGCTTGAATTCCTACCTCTGCGATTAACTTTCTGAAAATAGAACCGCCAACCATTGTCATACCTTGTCCGCAACGTGGATGTCTTCTAATGAAATCTTCCATCAACAAACGGAATAGGTTTGCATCAATTCTTTTCAATCCGTATGGGATTAAAGATGGGTCGCTTGCAGAAATACTCGAAGTCAATACAGGTAATTCCCAAGTATCAGTTCCAACTGCATCACCAGTCAATGGGTCAACTGCCCAGTTATAACCTGCACCTGCTTTTAATTTAGTAAGAGCATGGTCATTAGCTTTATAAAGGATACCAGTTGTTGGAGCATTTACAGTGTTGTAAACTCTTTCAGACAATAACTTCAAGTTATACATTCTATCGAAAGAACCGTAACTTGACATTAATTGGTCGA